ATAGCCTCTGGATCAGTTGAAACTTTTGGAGGAGTTAATTGAGGATGCTTCTCCTCATACTCATCTTTGCCTACTAATAATCCTGTCCATTCCTTACGCATATCTTTTAATCTGTATCTAAACCCAGATCTATCTGATAATCCATAAGCGTGTTTACCAGACGCAAAAGCTCCCATTATCCTACCTTATAAAAACTTAATTGAGGTGTTACAGTAAAAGAAGATCTGTCTCTATCTTCTCCTATAGCTCTTTCAAATTCTTCTTCATAAACGCTTTTTAATAATTGTATTCTATCAGGAGCTTTTTTCATAGCTATATAGTAGGCAAGACCAGCAGTTAGGCAAGGATAAAATCTAAATGGTATTTCCATTGTGTTTATAGCAGAATCTGCATCTTGTATTCTTGTTAGAGCATCATATACAATCGTATCTGTGCTATTTTCTGGTGTTGGCCATATTTTTAAATTTGGTGTAATTTGCCTATCAAGGAAAAACTGAGTTGGTCTTCCAGTCGTGGTCTTACTTGGAGTAGACAAATAAGCATCCCTACTTATTCTTGACATACTAAAATCTGTAGTACCTCTGTGGACAACAGCAGAAAGTATATCAATTACATCTGTACCTAAAGAATACTCTGCATCATTTGCAGTTAGAGCTTGAGTTCTTTGTGAAATAGTCCATTGGTTTAAACCTCTGTTAGCCCATTCTGCTAACATAATGTTTAAAGACCTTCTAGCCGTTTGAAGATCATATCCAGTACGAACTTCTAACCCACATCTCTCAAAGGCTTCTTCAATATAATCAGCTACGTCAAGTTCAAAGTTTGTTGAGCTAGAAGTTGTCATTTCTTTTTTCTCCTAAGAGATTTAACTCTTCTTGGTTTACCTGCGGGTTGTCCTATTTTATTCTTCTGACTTATTCTACTTCTTTTTTCTGCTGATGTCATCTCTGAACTAGTTTTTGGAGTTTTTGAAGAAACTCTTTTGCTTGGGCGACAATAAGGAGTGCCTCTTTTCTCACCTTTTTGACGACCACATGCTTTGCCAGTTTTAACATCTTTCCAGCCTTCCTTAAACCATCTTTTTAAAGCTAGACCTTTTTGTGTTTTACGAACTGCCATTATCTATACTTTGTAACTTTGCGTCTGTTTTCCATAACTATGCCACATCCTCTGGCTATCTTTGGATTTTTAGATGTTCTTTTTCTTTTGCCTCTTGCAACAGAACCTCCTTTTTTCATCTCAACAACACCACCTTCAGCTTTCTTTTTTGCATTTCCATAGTTAGCAGCTCCAACTTTTCTACATTTTGCAATAGCTCCACTAGCATACGCAGAAGGGAAAACTCTGTATCTTGCTTTAACTTTTCTGTAACAAGCGTCTTTTGGCATTCTTTTTTACCTTTACTACTGTCTTTATCTTCTTTATCTTCTTTTTCTTTGAAGGAGGCTTAGATATTTGCATACTCATTTGAGATCTACCCATAGCCATTATATTAACTGCTCCAATCCAGACGCTACTACAATTAAAGTAACTATCATCCAAAGTCTGTTGTCTAGTCTTTTTAGGTGATCTTGAATATCAGAGTATCTTTTGTCACAAGATTCTTCATGCTTTTCTAATAATTTTAACACTTCTTTTGCAGTCATTAGCATTTCCACCTTTTTCTAGCTTGTCGTAAACGACTATTTGGATCTTTAGCGGCTTTAGGGAACTTCTTCATTTGTCCTGCACTTCTTGCACAATAAGACTTACGTCTTTTTGATGCCTTGCTACCAGCCTTAACTTTACCAGTTACTGCTGTTTTTAATTTACTGCCAGGATTGTCTTTACGATATTTAGCGACACCCTTTGCAGTCATGCCAGCACCAGACTTCGTAGGTCTTTTCTGTCCACCACCTATGGTGTGACCTTTCATAGTGCCTTTTTTCTTTTTCTCAGCCATCTCTACCTCTATGCGAAGAAGAACGTCATCATATCTACTGTGCCAACAGTGTATCTAATACTTAAACCACTCTCAAATAAAACACCATTTTGAGGTATAGTTCTATCAAGCGTTGTATTATCAGTTCCTATTGTTCTTGCTTTAAACAATACTGTTCCTGATTCTGGAGTTCCATCAATAAATTCAACAGTTCCAGTAGAGCCACCAGATACAATTGAGAATCCTTTTAGACGAACTCTAATGCCACCACCAACGGCTTGTGCAGCAGAAGCAATAGAACCTATTTCTATATTAGCTGCGAATTTAGCAGAACTTGTAATTGAAGTAACTGTTTTAAAAAATTTAGTACCATCAACAGCTTCAGCAGAACCAGTAGAAACAATTACTTCTGTTAAAGCATTATCAAAAACATCCGTTCCAACAATAGTGTTTGTTTTAGCATTATCGCCAGTACCAGAAGTTTTTACTGATAAAATTCTAGCACCCCCAGAAGCAAATGCAGAATTTGCTAATGTTGCTGTTGTATCTGGTCTTGCTGCTGTAACAATAAAGTTATCATCTGCAGCAACTTCATCACTTATAAAAGCTGGTTTTACGTCTGACTTACCACCTGACATTCCCATATTATTCTCCTTATAAAAGTGTGGGGGTAATTAACCCCCACTATATAGTTAGGTATTAGTCTGTGTAACTAATTCCAGGTGTACGAGTTATCTTAATAGCTTTTAAGTGTATTGCAGAATCTGCATTTGTACTTAAAATACTTAAATAAGGAACTACCACATCACCGTCATCAAAAGTAAATGCTTTTGTTGTGCTTGGTGCAGCTAACGTACCTGCACTCATAACAGCAGCACCAATATGAGCGAATGTTACAACACCAGCAGAGCTTACAGTAACTTGGAATCTGTGATTACCACTTGCTGCCGTTGCTTGAGTTGAGTCAACATGTGCTGTTGTGCCATCATTAAGTCTAGTTGATATTTGAACATCATCGGGTGACAATACGCCAAAAGCTACATAGTCTGTATAAACAGCATCACCTGATGCTGCTGCTATGATAGCTTGGTGTCCTGTTTGAAACTCTTCTGCTTTTCTAAATCCGATTGCAACACAATCTTGGTCAGTAAAGTCAACACTGTTAAATGTTGCATCAAAAACCATTCCATGTGTTCCAATAGTACATGAAGCACCACCACCATGCTGTGTTCCACCAAAGATAAGTTCCATACCTGTGTTGTCTGCTGTTGCAGCATCACCTTGTAGGTTTAAACCTGCTGCTGTACCATTTGTATCAACGGCTGGAATAGTGCCTTCTACCATGAAACCACTTGCAGCAACTGTGTGTGCCGCAATCATGCTTCCTTGAACTTGTGTTACTTGACCGTTTTTTCCAGGAAAAAGCATACTGAATAATTCACCGTCAGCCATAACTCCATCAGCACCACCTGCTCCTGTGAGCGTTCCAACGATAGGAGTTGGGCATGAAATGTAATCCCAATCTATAATGTTTTCTGGTGTTAATCTTGTGGTTGTTCCACCAATTACAATATTTCCGCTTGAGTCTATTGTAGCTTTGTTTGTTTCTACGCCTGTATCAGAGGCAGTATTGAATACGGTAAGCCCATCTTCAGATCGGACGTTACCTTTGAAAGTTGTATTAGCCATGTCAATCTCCTTGTCTTGGCAAATGTCAGCCAGATTATCCGACTGTCAAGGGTTGTTTATTTAGTCTATAGTAAAAAAGGGTGACTAGCAAGCCACCCCCTTAAATTTTTATGCTCCTGGGGAACCAAAGATTCCTAAAGGATCGGAGACACCGAATGAGTATCTCTCTCTAGCCTTATAACGACTGTTGCCTGTGTCAAAGTCAGCATCCATAGATGTTGCCATTGGGCTACGAGTAAAATGCTTTAATCCGTTAGGGACATCTGTCATCAAGAACCAAGCATCTGTATCTGTTAGATAATGGTTAATGGTGTATCCTTCTGGAATAGAACCGTTACTCTTCATTGCGTTAAGGTCGTTATCAGCAGTCCCTGGTCTTCCTTCAGTCTCCAGCAATCTTGTTGCAACGAATTGCAATGCTGGTGGGATAACTAACTTACGAGGTCTGGCTGCAATTAAAAGTCCACGTTCGTCTGTCCAAGCAGAAATCTGAATGATAGCGGCTTCAAGAGAAGTTTCGTTTAAATCTGCACCTGCAGATGGCTCGTTAGAGTTTGTACCACCATTAACTAGTGGATGAGCTGTGGAACAAAGTTCTACACCATCACCGTAAGTAGTACCTGAAGAAAAAGCGTTGTTCAATATTGAAGCTGCTTTAACTTGTTTAGTGTACGCCATAGCACGAGCAAGAGCTTTGGTATATCTTGCAGATAGAGAATCATATAAATTATCCTCGACTGCTTCTTCAGTAATACTGAAGCCCATAGCCACTGTTTCGTGTGTATAACGAGCTGTAAATGCTTCTTGTGCATTGTCATATTCGATGGCAGCGCCTTCGTTTTTAACAGATGCAGCTGAAAAGCCTGACAACTTTGTTTCTTCTTCAAAAGAACGATCAGAAGATTCTGTATCAAAAATCTCTGCGTGTTCTTCACCATATTTAGCGTATTCCATTCCAAACAATGCGTTTAGACCTGGAAGAAGCTCTTTTAGTAATTGAGCGCGTGATATAGCCATGTTCTATTCCTCCCTATACGCCAACAGTATGAGTATAACGATGATACCCAGGTGTAAATTTAACAACAAACTCAGTAAAGTTTCCAGCAGAATTTTTTGTATCTGGAATAACATCAACAACAGTAAGTGGTAAAATACTTGTTACGTTATTAATAAATACGCCCATTCTACTATTACCTGAACTAGTTAACCCAGTGTTTAGTACGAGTTCTGCGTTACAGGAAATTGTAGTGGCACGAGTCTTAGCTAGAGGTAATAACCCTGTAGTAGCTCCATCAGCAGTACTTCCAGTGACGTTAACCACTTTGTATAGCTGACTTGGGTTATCTATAACAAACGCTTCAATATCACTAGCTACAGTATTAGCAGGGTAATTTTGTCTGAATGTTAATTGTCCTGTACTAGGATCTGTAAAACTACAACCTACGAAAACACCGATGATTCCAGCAAGTGCTGAAGTCTGCGCTTGAGCAGTAGTTATTATTATAGTTCCATCACTTGTGTATTGCACAACATCTCCATTGAAGATACCAGTGTCATAGTTTGAAGCAATAGGAATTTTTCTAGTACTACCGACATAGGAAGTACCACCTATCAAATTGATAGGTTTGAGCCCGTAGGGGACATCAATAGTTGGATAAGCCATTTAAAGCTCCTAAAAGTTAAAGTTCAAGTTCCTTTACCAAAAGTAACCTTCGTTTTTCTATCACTAAATAGAGGCATACGAGGATCATTTTCTCTCATAAGGTTGTTATCAACTGACTGAATCTGCGAGGTGTTTTGCTGATTATAATAATCGGTGCGTTCCTCAATCAATTCTTTTGGAGCTTTACAAAGCATTAAACCACCAATAACAATGTTATCTTTGAACTTCTCTTGCTCAACATTAACAACTGTAATTTCTGGATGATCTACGGCCTTTACAGGCTCCCAACCTTCTCTTAATTTTGAAGAAACATTAGTGGCATCGACTTGTCCTTGCGTAGCTACCCTGATCCATCTAAACCCATAACCATCCTCTTCTTGAGGAGCTGGTAAAGTCTCTGGCCTTCGCCAAGATTTTTTTCGAGTAGTGGTTTCACGTGTAGTCTGTTCGCGATTAATTCTATTCTCAGCCATTATTTTCTCCTCATTTCTTCTGCAACCTTCTTGGCGTATAATTCTAGTGGGACTCCAAGTCGTTTAGCAAGGGTTACTTGTGTTTGCGTTAGTCTTACCTTCTTAGGTGCTGTGCTCCGCGAGGCGGGTGCAACCACATTATTTAGCTTCGGCTTTTGGGTCTCTGGTTCAATATCCTCAAAATTCTCTGGGAATATTGTGCGCATACGGGAATCTATGTTCTCGTAGTATTCATCGCTCGCGGGATTCATTCCCGATTTGACAAGTTTACTATGCAACCCCAAAACGTAACTTGTCATTTCGTCATCAGTTCCGAACCACGTATTAGTCTTAGCCCAATCCGTAGCCCTTGGATCTGCGACTGCTGCAGGGGCGGTTGTTTCTTCTTTAACAGGTACAGGAGTTTCATTCTCTTGTAAAGTAGGAAGTTTAAAATTGTTTAGTCTATCTGATTTAATCTTAGCAGCTGTTATGCTTTCTTGTGCATCGACAACGGCATCTGATTCCC